GAAACTCTGCTGTAGGATCTGGTGTTCCAAGCGGATTTGTATTTCCTGGAAAGTTAATAGAATCCAAATATCTAGCTAAAGTTCTAATTCTTGTTACTGTAGCTCCTGTTAAATCATTACCAACAGTTACAGAGTTTACGTTCAACAAGATAGCTGTAATGGTTCCGAGAGCATTGCTAACAGTAAGAGTAGGTCTGGGAAGTTGTCCTTTCTGAAAAGCAAAACCCTCTGCCTGTATTGGCATTTTTATATAAGTATTACCAGCCCAGATAATATCTCCATTACTTAGTGCATTTGTTCCGTTATGAAATCTATAGGTAGCTGTCGATCCATGTAATGCAGTTTCAGTTGTGATAGTAAATAATTCAATTATTGCTGAAGGATTGATCTTTTGTAGATCAGTAATAATAGGAGCAGTACTCATGGTTCAAATACTTCTCTAAATGTTGCCTGTATTGTAGCTCTATTGTTATATGGTATAGATTTTGACCATCCCTGACATACAAATTTTTGTGCAGCAGCCTCTCCTGGAGCAGTAAAATCAAAGCTATCAGAATCTTCCGCACGGGCATCAAGGAAGGTTTCTATTTCGTCTGCTTCGACTTCAGAGACATTAAAAGTAAAATTATAAATTTTTGGATTCTGATGTTCTGCTAATCCAAATAATATTCTGTGTTCAAACCCATCAGCAAAACGAATGGTACGAGTAGCTGGTGCGGATCTTTTTTGTTGTCCGTATGTAGGTTTTATTGAAGGAAACGTAGCCATTATGCGAGCATACCTCCTGG